TTGTGCTGCTTCGTCATGCCGACCGGCCTTCATGAGCCGGATAATCTGCATCGACTCAGCCTCGTATTCCTTGGCCGTGTACGTGCGCTTTTCACCCGGAACACTCGCCACTCCGCCAGACTTCGCGGGTGTTACCTGACGAGCAAGCTCGGACCTGCGGCCCGCCGCTGCTGCGGGTGCGGGCTGCGTTGCGCGAGGCTGTGTCTGCGCATATGCCGTGAATACTTCGATGGCACGTGCTGCATCCAGCTTCTCCGCTGCATCCACGAGGACATCGTTCCAGAGGAAGTTCGCTCCGGGCACCTTGGAGCCAAGCCACTTCTGGCATGGCGGGCTTGCCTGCACCGCCTCCCAGTTGGGGTAGGCTCTTGCAAGCTTTCCGAAGAATCCTTCCCTGCTGGTCTCGTACTGCGTCTCGCGGACCTGTCCTACCTGCTGCGTCAACTGAGTCGTCAATGCGTTGATCTGCCCGATGTAGGCTTCTTCGCGCTCGCCGAATTCTTCCCGGGCCACGCGCCGCGCCATGTCGATCAAATCCGCACCGAATGCTTCCGAGTCTTTCTCGGTGACCAGACGTGCTTTGGGTTCAGGTGTTGCCGCAGGCTGCTGCTTCTGCTGCAACAGGTCGATGCGCTCGTTGGATTGGCGTAGTGCGTCACGAAGCTGCTGCGTTTCGGTGGCGAACATGCCTTGGAGGGTGCGGTACTTCTGCTCCCACCCGTCGTCGCGCCTCGCTTCACCCGAGGGCGTAGCTGGTGCCGGAGCACTGCTGGCTGGCTGGTCGACTACTGCAAGGGTTGGCTGCTGTTGCTCTGTATTTTCCGGCTGCTGAGCTTGTGCGAACGCTTCCGCGTTCGCTTCCTCTACCGCCTTGTCGTACGCCGCAACTTCCTCAACCTGCTTCTGAACTGCCTTGGGCAATGCCATCGTTGCTTCTCGCCTTCCCGGTCAGGGCTTGGGCTAATAAAAGGGGGTAAGCAGACCTGCTTGTGCTATGGCCTACTCGTCTTCAGGGTTCAACAACCGCAATAGCTCGTCGAGCAGTGCGGCACGCCCTTGGAGGCGTTGCACGCTATCTGTCGACGCTAACATCAGGGTCTTCATCGTGGCCTTAAGTTCTGCTGCGAGAACGCTCTGCAGAATCCGGCCTTCCGAAGCCCGTACTACTCGTTTCAGTGCTTCAAGCTGCTTTGAATCAACCCGCACTACTTAAAACTTACCACCTTTGGCGAACGGGTTCCCACCCTTGGCCCCTTTCGGGGGGCCACCCGGTGGTCCTGCAAACGGAGGCGCGGCAGGCTTCAGCTTCTCCCCCGCCTTCTGTTTTTTCATGAGATTCGAGAGGGCTTTCCCTTTGGGTGTTTTAGCCACGGCTGGATTCCTGCCCGTACCCTGTGCCGTGACCAGAACGAGTCGTCAGACCGCCCTTGCTCGTCGCGCCGCTCTTGCTCCCCTTGCCGGGGTAGCTCGTCTGCGCGGTGGTCTGTGCATACCCGGTACCGTGCCCGGTGTGTATGGGCAGCGTGCCGCACGGAGTCGCAGTAAGCCGTGCCTTGATGGATGGCTTACCAACTGGACTGGTATTGCCCGGAAATTCACGGCTCATGTCATCTCCATATGTGGCGTAAAACTTACCGAGGTTGTACCGCTGACCACTATATCTTGTCAACATCCGGCTGCTCGCGCACAACTTCTGCCGCAGTAACCGCTGCGTTCCATGCGATGGTGGTCCAGTGCTCGTCCTCTATCTTCGGCGCTTTCGGGTGCGTGAACGACTTCTGGTAGCGGTTCATGTAGGCGAACATGTCGTTGAACCGGTAACGAGCAGGCTCGTCCCATCTTTTCCACAGGGCTTGCGGCACCTTGTTCGGGTTGGGAATAGCTTTAGGACTTTCATCAGTTGCTTGTTTCGCGAGGGCTTTCATTGGGGGACTGCCTGTGGAGAAGGTTGTGGAGAAGGCTGAAAGTTGTCTGTAATCGGAGCGCTGTTCTGCAGCATCTGCTGGTTCTGCACGGGTGACCCCGGCGTCCCGCCCGGTCCCGGCATCGGCTGCTGCTGTCCCTGCAACATCAGCTGCGCCAGCTTGACCTTGAACTGCGGGGGCACGATCTGATCCGGGTCCATGTCGAGGCTCTTCGCCGCTTCGCGCAGAATGGCCGAGATACCGTCGGCACCGACGATCTGCGTGAACATGGGATTGCTGCCGATGACGTTGAGGAACTCGTTGCGCCGAACCTGCGCCGACTCCTTGGCCACCACGCCGACCGCACCCTTGGCCACGATCTGCACGTCGCCCTTGAGCGCCGAGTCCTCGCCGTACTTCATGTTGTAGAAATGTAGCCGGTTTAACGAGGGAGTGATGACATTGTTGTCGATGTTGCTCACTACCTGCTTCATCGACTTGTTGGCGTTGGTCATGAGCATGGACATGCCCGATGCGGTGCGTCCTGCGCCTCCGGTGGGTGAATCGCCGGTCATATAGCGCGGAATCGACGAATATTCGTCCGCCAGAATGGCGAATTTCTCGAAAACAGCCATTAATTCGGCCACATTGAGGTTCGGCTGGAAAAAAGTAATGGGTTGGGCCGTACTTCCCATCGGATCAGACGTGAATTGCCATATTTTCCATGGATACATCTGCTCGATGTCTTCGCCGGGGGGCATCCGGTCGGAATTGACCCCCACTTGGGGGCCGGAAGCGATCCCGGCGTTGTTCACGAGCGCCCTGCCGACCGAATTGCACACATCCTGACAGTCTCTTACGAGGTCGCAGACCGAATTTCCCCAGAAACAACCCGGAATGTCCTCATAACTTGCCTTGTAGTACGGTTTTTCGCCCAGCGGATGGTAATTCAGGAGGGCTTTGATGACGTATGGGCCGATCAGCCACACCTCGACGGGGTAATTCTTGGCCGGATCAGGCACTTCCTCCTCGCCCATGCCCCAGTCGAGCAGCATCTGCCCCGAAACCGTGCCCCAGAACTGCAGCGCATCGATGTTGCGGTCGGGATTCTGCATCACACCTGTGGTGGACTTGCCCTCGGCGAAGGCTTTCTCGCTGTCGATGAATATCCATTCCTGCAGACCGCCGCGCCCGTAGTCTTCCAGCACCTTGCGTATGGCCCCGTCGTCGTAGCCTTCGACGCCGATGAGGGCTTCGAGGTCAAGCTGGCGCAGCTTGTGGCGCTCGATGAAGTACCCGTCGTTGATGCTTTCGCTCGACGGGCTCGGGTAGCACATCATCGGGTCCACCCGTTCCCATTCGAGAACCATGGTCTCCTTGATGTCAGGCTCATACTGCCCCGGCCCGGTCTCCTTCCAAGCCAGCTTGTTCTTGTTGCGCACCACCGGGCCTTTGATGATGGCGGCGGGGAAGGTGGTGATGTCGTCCAAGAACTGATCGAAGGCCATGGGCATGCCACCTTCGGCAAGCTGGTCCTCCATCTTCTTCTCCATCCCCTGAACCTTGTGCTTCGCCTCATCGTACAAAGAGTTGTAGAACTCTTCGCGAAGTCCGGTCAGAAATTTCCTTAACTCCGTCGGAGGTACGTCCTGCCCGCTCACCAGCATGTACTGCTGGACCTCGTTCACCGCCCGCTGCCGCAACTCCTCAAGCACTTCGGGCGGCAGCGACGGCACGGGCGATGGCTTCAGCGTCCACGGCTTGTCGGAGCCGGAGCCCAGCAGCACATCGCGCAGCCATGCCGATGCGCCACGGCATTTGTTGGATGTGAGCATCATGTAAATCTCGGACCCGCCCTGCGAGCGAATCTGCGTCAGCTTGTCGGGGTCGTACTCGCCGCGCCGCTGCCGGATGCTCTTGAACATGCGCTGCTCGACGGTCTGCTCCCGCGCGAGGCGGGCGGTGCTCCACTGGGTGCGCACCAGTCCGGCCAAGCCGGTGATGATGGGCTCGTGCTGCTGAACCTCGCTGGCCCGCTTCTGCTCCTCCAGCATCGACTTCATCGACTGCATGGGCAGGATGCCGCCCAAGCTGGTGACGCCGGTCGGCTGCTGCATCAGCATGGGGGCGACGGGTGCCGTCACCTGCCCCATGGGCATGGGGACCGCCGGGACGCCGAAACCACCGGGGTTGGGCATGGGCGGTGGCGTCAGTCCGAGTGCAGGCATACCTCTTCCCCTTCATGGGACAGCAAGTTGCACGGAATGGTAGCGGATTCAGTACACATACGCGACTTTCTTGACGTTCCGCTTGGGTGCCACGAACATCCCGCCGCCGATGCTGCCGGAATCGACGTGAAGGCATAAATACTGGCTGGAATCCGCCACGTGACTAGCGTAGTTCTTCTCCGGCTTCTCGTCGACCTCGCCCTTGGTGTTCACCTTGTAGCGGTAGCCGCCGCGCAGGGCATGGATGAGCGCCTTGCACCGGGGGTCGATCAGGAGCGCCGCGCCGCCGTCGATCTGCCGCGAGAGCAGGTTGTCCACGGCTCCAAGCCTGCCGGAAAGGGCGTTGGTCTTAGCCGGGACGATGCGGAAGCCTTCCTGCTTGTAGATGTCGAACACGCTGCGCTCGTCGGTCTGCGCGCGCGCGATGCCCGCCGGGTCGCCGATGACCAAAACCGGGATGCCAGCGAACTCGTTGGCCAAAACGGGCTTCAGGCGCTCGCGGACGAAGCGCAGGCTACCCATCCCTTCCGAAGTGAGCGAGCGCAGCACCAGCAACCGTCCACGGGGGTCCATCTGACCAATTACCGCTGCCGGGGTGAGCCCGAAGTCGACGCCGATGAGCAGCGGGTACTGGGAATCGGTGAAGCTCATGACGTTGGCGAGGCTGTCGCTGGCCCGGATCGGGTTCAGCGGCCCCTTGGCGACGTGGAAGTCGAACTTGAACGACTTGTGCACCGGCTGACCAGCCAAGCTCTTGCCGAACAGCGCCTTGATGTAGACGTCGATCCAGTCCTCGGTCTTGCCGACCGCGAGGTTGGCGTAGTACTCGGAGGGCAGGAACTCCAGCCAGTCGGCGGTCGGGTCCAAGCCCGAGGGCTGGAAGAACACCTTGGCATTGGCGGGCGGCTCGGTGAGGAAACCTTCCCAGAAAGTGTCCATGTCGGGCGGGTTGCTCATACCCCACAGGTGCTTGTTCTGCTCGCCCTCGTCGGTGACGCAGCCGCCGACGGGGTGCCCTTCCTTGTCGCGGCCCCACTCCGGGCGGTGCTTGACCATCATCTTGTCCGGGTAGCGGCCGAGACGGCCCTGCATGGCGTCGAAGATGTCCTTATGGATTTCCCTGAACTCGTCGA